AACCCCTCCTGCTGAAATCCGGCAGGCGGCGTTAGTTATGATCTCCGAACCGGGAAAAGGTCGGACGGTCACAAAGGCTAGTGCAGCACTAAAGATAGTGTTGGACGTAGTCAACAAGATTTGTTCGCATCCGCTGAGCAAAATCGAGTCATCCAAGAGTGGCATGGGAAAATCCAGCCACGCTTGGAACTCTTTCAAATCGACATTTACTATCGAAGGGAAAGAGATTGCCTTCGCCGTTTCAGAAGAATCGGTGCAGACGCGACCCGATGGGAGCCGAGTTAAAACTCGCCACTACCGGGATATGTGGTGCTCTTCTACAGACTATGAAGAAGCCACAGATTCGATGCATCACGAGATTGCCCGTGAGATATCGAGTTACTGGATGAAGAAGTGCGGTATCCCACCTATTCTCCAGATGATTGTTTCCGGTACGTGCTACGCGCCGAGACCAATTGTATTTGAAGCGCACGGCTCTATGAGCACGTACGGTTCGGAATGGACGAGTGAGTCTCCGTTTTCGGAGCCGCGCTACGTTATGCTTCGTAAAGGAGTCCTCATGGGGGACCCTTTAACGAAGGTGGTTCTTCACTTAGTAAATATCTTGGTGAGAATCATTGGCGCAAATTACGCCAGTCCGGCTTTCATTGAGAAAATCTTCCCGATGAAATCGAAATCTGTTACAGACTACATAGATATGTACTCTGCCATAGAATTAGAAGGTGCGTACGCGCCTTCAAAGGCAAACTCTGTCCAGAACACTCTGGAAAAAGCTGCCAATTCTGCAAAAACCGGTGAATCGGTTGAGCAGAAAATCACGGCTGAGGTGCAATTCTCTTGCATCTCACCGGAGGCGATAAAAATCGCGCAAGAGAGAGGTTTTACATTTAATCTCTCTCGAGCACTCTATCCAGACGGGAGACCCGCCGGGACAGAGAAATTTGTAGAGCAGGACCCGAAAGGTTCGGCTGTACGTGACCGGTTTTTAATGTTTGAAAACACAAAAATCCGGAACCTGTTGCGCCAGCATAATCTGCAGGTACAGCAAGAGAACGAGCAGCTTCGCCAAAAGGAAGAGGCTGAACGTGTAAGGAAAGCAGTCGCAACAATGCGGTTTGAATCCTTAAGGATGGAGAATAGGAAACTCCCCATTAGCTCGAATGCCGCAAAGAAAGCGGGTACGAGCGGATCAAAACCAACGCCAGAAGGAAGTTGGCTCGATCAATTCTGCACGGCACTGGGGTTTCCCAATGGCGTGTAAATATTCCTTTCCAAAGGGTGAACACCCTCGGTCCGGAAACGCTCACCGAACCCCTGTGCAGGGGCCCAATGAGCAAAGTAAAGGTCATGCAGTCAATGTATACCCTACTTGAACCGTAG